CATATGGTTCTCTTTATGTTTCTCCAGCAGGAACAGGCGCACTACAAGCACAAGCTACTACATCATCTACAGTAGGTGGTAATGCTAGGGGTGCTAATGCTGTTGATTGGCAGACAAAAAGAACATCTGCTACACAGGTAGCTAGTGGTTTAGGCTCTGTAATATGTGGCGGTGAGCAAAACAATACTGCAAGCGGACAACAGTCTTTTGTTGGTACAGGATATAACAACAATTCTTCTGCTTATGGTTCTACTATTGTAGCTGGTGTAAATGGCACAAACGCTGGAAATTCTGCTTTTATTGGTGCTGGTAACGCACATACTATTGGCTCTAATGGTGCATATAGCGTAGTCGTTGGTGGCAATACAAATACTGGAAGTGGAAGATATAACTTTATTGGTGGTGGAACACTTAACTCTGGAACAAGTGGAACAATTGTAACTTCTCAAGCTACTACAGCAGTAACATCAGGTTCTACAGCAGTAACTTTATCAGCTCCAAATGCCGCAATTAAAGTTGGACAATTAATCAACGGCACAGGCATTAGCGAAAATAATTATGTAGCGGCTATTTCTGGCACTTCTTTAACTTTAAGTCAAAACGCAACAGCTACAGGAACTCCTACCTTAGTATTTTTAACCCCTCATGGAGTAGTAGTAGGAGGAGGAAATAACCAAGCTACTGGTAGTTATTCCTTTATCGGTGGTGGTGGTGATGCTGGTACTGCGGCTAATAGGAATGTGGCATCAGGGGATTGGAGTTTTGTTGGTGGTGGCAGGCAAAATACAGCTAGTGGATTAAGTGCTTTTGTTGGTGGTGGTGGTTGGATTGGTGATGGAACTGTGTATCCAAATACTGCAAGTGGAGCAGCTTCTGTTGTTGCTGGTGGTGTTGGAAATGCATCATCGGGTCAAGGTTCATTTATTGGCGGTGGTTTTCAAAATATATCTAATGCCCGTTATACTTCATCTTTTGGAAGGCAAGCAACTACTAGAAGCATTAATGGAAATACTGTTTTTGCTGCACAAGATGGTGGTATTGCATCAGCAGTAGGTTTAACTCAAGCTGGATTATTGCTTCTTGCTCGCCAAACAACAGATGCAACTCCTACAGTCCTTGCAAGTGACCCTAACTCCGCAGGAACAACAAACCAAGTAATCCTACCTAATAACTCTGCTTATTATATTAAGGGTCGTATAATTGCGGGTGTTACTGGCGGTGGAAATACATCGGCTTGGACATTTGAGTGCGCAATTAAACGAGGCGCTAGTGCATCAACAACAGCTATTGTTAGCTCACCAATTTATACTGTAGTAGCTCAAGACTCAGGAGCATCTACTTGGGCAATCGCAGTGTCAGCAGATACAACCAACGGTGGTTTGGCGGTAACAGTAACGGGTCAGGCTTCTACGACTATTCGCTGGGTCTGCAAGGTAGAAACAACAGAAATGACTTATTAATCAAGGAGTTACAGAATGGCATTACAATTAAATTTAGCATCAACCCAGTTTGGCGTACCAGCTCCTCAAGCCTACGCTAGAATTACCAACTTTTTTGGCACAAAAGACAATATCCAAGTGCAAGTGGCAATTCATTACGACCAAGCCGCCAGAGAAGGCAATATGGCAACCGTACTTGAGCACGCTCATTACATCGCTGTTGAGGACATCAAAGGCGATATTATCCCTGCAATTTATGGCGTATTAAAGACTTTTGAGCAGTATAAAGGTGCTGAGGACTGCTAAATGTCAATGAACCTTGACCAAACGGCAGATAAGATTACCCCTACATCGGGGGGTCTAAGTATTGCTGGATTGATTGCCAACGCTACTACAGTTAGCACTTCATATAATCTTCCATCAGGTTATAGTGCTTTGACTGTAGGGCCTATGACAATTAATAGTGGAGTTACGGTAACCGTCCCATCAGGGAGTCGTTGGGTAATACTTTAAGGATAAACAATGAGTTCAATCGTAATTTCAGGCGATACAAGCGGGGCAATTACCCTAGCTGCCCCAAGCGTAGCTGGTACAAATACTGCTACCCTTCCTGCTGCTGCGGGTACAGTAATGGTTAGCGGTAATATGCCAGCGTTTAGTGCTACACCAAGTGGAACTTTTACAGCTTCTAGTTCAACTGATACTGTAATACCAGCAAATACTGTTATTTTTGATACCAATTCAAATTACAACAATTCAACTTATAGATTTACACCTACCGTTGCTGGTTATTATCAAGTTTCTGCTGGTTTAAGCTCTACTGCTACATTTACTGGATTTTGCGCTTTAAAACTATATAAAAATGGTTCTGTTTACGAACAAATTGGTTATTCAACTTCAACATCTAATTATTTAGGTGCTTATGGTGCTGGATTAGTGTATTGCAATGGTTCGACAGATTACATTCAAGCGTATGTAAATCAAAATAGCGGTTCTACAGTTACATTTAACGGTGGAAACGGCAATACATTTTTTCAAGCAGTTTTAGTGAGGGCGGCATAATGTACGAAAAAATCATAAAGTTATACCCTGAACTTACTGAACAAGATTTTATGACTGTTATTCATTTACAAAATGATGGTCAAGGCGATTACATTGCTAAATGGCAACATCCGACACTTGCCAAACCAACGCAAGAACAATTAGACGGGGTTAAATAAGTGCAAGCTCATGTCTACCTTGTAACCAATAGTGTGAATGGCAAGCAATATGTCGGTCAGACTACCAACCCAAGCAATAAGCTAGGGCATGGTAGGGTATTGTTAAAAGCATATAAAGCACATGGCAAAGATAATTTCAGTTATGAACGCATTTGTTCAGACATCAACAATAGAGCTACTTTAAACTACATTGAACGCTTTTGGATTCAAGTTATGGGGTCTGTAGCACCTAATGGCTATAACATTGAATTAGGCGGTTCTGAAGGCTCTACATGGACAGAAGAACGCAGACGCAAGCATAGCCTCGCACTTAAAGGTCATCGTGGTTGGCGTAAAGGCTTAAATTTGCCATCACCTAATAAAGGTAAAGTTTATCCTGAAGAAGGTAAGAGGAAATTGTCTGAAATAATGAAGGGCAGACCATGCCCAACAAAAGGCATACCACATAGCGAAGAAACCAAAGCTAAAATGTCCGCAAGCCAAAAGGCTCGTGCTGCATCTTTTGAAGTTCACCCTAACAAAGGTCGTAAAATGTCGGAAGAAACTAAAGCCAAAATGCGTGAAGCAAGGGCTAAAAGAGTTTACACAGATGAAGATAAACGAAAAATTAGCGAAGCAGTTACAGCTTGGCATAAACAACGCAAGGAGCAACAATGAGCTATGGCATCGTTAATGCTGACCAGATAGGCACTAGTGTCGCTGGAAGTAGTTTAGGGGCAGGAAATGCAACCCTAATGAAGAACAGAATTTTGAACGGAAACATGGTTATTGACCAAAGAAATGCTGGTGCTAGTGTTACTCCTACTTCATCTGCTTATGGTATTGACAGATGGGTATTGGCTATAACACAAGCATCAAAATTATCTATGCAACAAAATGCTGGCTCTGTTACTCCACCAGCAGGATTTACAAATTATTTGGGTTTAACATCTCAATCTGCATATTCAATTAGTTCAAGTGATTTTTTTATTCTTGTTCAAGTTATTGAAGGATTTAATGTTGCAGATTTAGGATGGGGAGCTGCCAACGCTAAAACTGTTACATTGTCATTTCAAGTTTATTCTTCATTGACAGGCACTTTTGGCGGTTCATTAGAAAATAGCGCAGAAAATAGGGCTTATCCATTTACATATTCAATCCCTGTCGCCAATACTTGGACTACCATTTCAATAACTATTGCTGGCGATACAACAGGAACATGGCTAACTAATAATGGCGCAGGAATAAAAGTAAATTTTGGTCTTGGAGTTGGTTCTACAAAATCAGGAACTGCTGGTTCTTGGTCAGGAAATCAATATTTGTCAGCCACAGGTGCAACATCCGTAGTAGGAACAAACGGAGCAACTTTCTATATTACTGGTGTTCAACTAGAAGTAGGAAGTAGTGCTACTGGATTTGAGTATAGACAGTATGGTCAAGAGTTAGCTTTGTGTCAGAGATATTGCCAACAACAAGCTGGTGCGTCAAACACTTACGCTCCTATTGGTATTGCTCAAAACTATAGCACTACAAATGGTTCTTTTACTTTTGGTATGCCTGTTTCAATGAGAGCAACTCCATCACTTACTACTGCTGGAACAATC